TTTGCAAAGTTTGTCTCAATGATTAGTTCACACTCCCATCCAGCACAAAAGTCTCCAAAATCCTCTTTAAATGGTGTCATTGATGGGTCACCAATAATTCCGATGTCATCATTGTCATATTTAAGGTACTTTACAAAATCATGCACAATACTCTCGGTATCCGATAGTATTTCGTTCTCATTTGTCTTGTCTTTCTTAACCTGCCCAAAGCAAAACACTCTAAATGTGCGTTGTATTGTATTTTCAAAAGTCTGCGAGCTAACCGGAACGGCAAAGAATATAGGGTATAATGTACCAGCTTTAATCGTACCATTTACTTCCCACTCTTCACCATTTCCAAACGTTTGTATTTGGAGATGGTTGTTTGCCCATGCCTCAATGTCGGCTAATATCTGATTGTATGTCATGATTCTATGCCGTTGTTGATTAATTTACGAATCTCACGCATTGTTGGTGGCGGTGTGCTTATTCGTTTACCTCTAAATCTTACCCATTTATGACGGCAATTATACGAACCTTTGTACTTAAGCACATCATAATTCAATTCCTCACCAATTTTGTCTATCTCTTCAGTGCTAAATACCTTGTCTATTTTGAGCATTAGCTTGCAAAATGGGCGTGTTTTGTCATCGTCTGGTCCAGAATAATAGAAATAGTCCATTCCCTCTTCTGGTTTACGCCAGGCAAACTCGCCTTTTACCTCTTCAATTAGCGATTTTTTAGTGCCAAAACCGTCACGGTTTAAGAGTTCAAACATTCGAATCTCTAAAGCCACTTGTCTTAGCCTATTTATGTGTGATTCATTCATCAATATTATAACGATTAGATGGCTTATTCTTTAATTAAGCAAATGAATAATCAAACTCACCACTGCCTTTTAATTTGTTGAGGGCCACGTACCGAATCCCATCAATAGAGTGGTTGAGATAATCCACTGGTTTGTTAATAGTTTTACCCGTAGCATCAATCTGCCATTTGTATGACTTAATTTCCTTTTTTAACCCTACCGATGTATTGGTTATATTTAGTTTAAATGGTTTTAATGTATCTATTGAGTTTATGATACTATCTGGCCCTTTATTTGCACCAGAAACAAAATAACCAGCTCGCCTGATGTCCTCAATACTTTTAGGCTCTGATGAATCGGCAATTATCTCATCATTTGGATGTATTCTTAGTTCTTTTAGCTTGTTTATAATGTCTGAATTTGTTAGTCCTGATGTGTAAATTTTCTCATCAATAAATAGTTCCCCATTCATTTTGTACACGCTACCAAATGCCGTTGGATCATTAGTAAATCCCCAGTCAAGGTAATGGGCAATAAACTTGGCCTCTTTTGGTATTGCATCCACAAATCCAAAGTTTCTGAATATCAATCCCTCAATCTTACCAGTCATCCCACGGGCATAGACCTTAAATAGTTCCATGTCCTTATTTTTTAAGTCTTCTAACTTTTCTCGTATTTTTTCTGGTACAAATGGATTGTGCCTATGGTCTGAGATAAACAGTTTAATACCACGTGTTCCGAGTAACTTCTCATGTACCCAAAATTCCTCGTTTGGGTTGTAATCAATGAAACATTGGATTTTAGTCCGCATGTAAAGTTCGTTAAATATTGCATAAGATATTCCCTGAGCCTCGTTTATAAACAGATAGTCCCGTTTACCTGACTTAGCATCTTGCGGTGTTAAATAGGACTTGAACTCCATGACAGAACCACCATCAAACGTGAATATTCGTTCCGTTTTATTATAATCAATGACTAAAGACTTCAATACATCGCTTGAATTTACTATCTCAATAGCATCACGCAGAGCACCAGCCTTTAAGTTTGGGATTGATTCACCAACAACAGTAATTACAACACGTTCCTCAATCGCCTTAGTGAATAGTACTTGCAATATTGAATAAGTCTTGCCAGATGATGAGCCGCCTTGATTTACAACAATATCATCTTTACAAAAATAGTTATATTGATATAAGCATGATGTATTAAACACTTATGTCATTTTCATTATTTGAAATTGGCGTATCGCTGCCAATAACATTAATCTGAATGTTTCTATTTTCGTTAATGTTTTTATTCTCAACTTGCTTAACCAAATTGTTAATCATTCCAGCAATACCGTGATGGTAAATACTAACCATAGCACCATCAATATTGTCTTGTAAACATTTATCACGGATATAATCTACAACATCAAAGTAATCTTTGTATGATTCATCTTTATCAAGATAGCGTTTAACACATGTATAATTCTCGCGGCAATAATTTCTAAAACCAATTTGAGTTAATGGTTTTTCTCTTTGCTCAAATTTTTCAGCACCATCACGACCAACAAATACTTGTTTTAGTATTGGATGCGATTTAACATGCACACAATATTCATTGAATATCCTGAGTAGTTCCTCTGGTGATTCAATATACTTTTTTTTATGTCCTCCCCAAGTCATATTATTATATTAATTTACCCACTGCGCCAAGTTGTGAAACCACATCCTTGTTGTTATCGTAATGAGTTGTTATTCCTAATTCCTTAATCTTTGCAATTTTAGCAGCATTACTACCTACGGCAAACACTCTGCTTGGCGGTATTTCTAATGCAGTAGCAACAGACATCATGCCATCTTTGTTGTGTCGTGCAGATATAATATACAATGTGCCTTGCTGCCTTTCAGCTATTTTTTTACCTAAGTCAGTTGATAATGTTCCATCATAATCAAAGCTAATCTTTGTATTTGCTTGCTTTATTTCACTCATGCGTGATTCAGTCCATTTAGATTCACACACGGCATATCGTTGTCCTGATGGATATTTTTGCATATCTGGAAAAGCCATGCAGCGTTCTAAATAGTCTTTCTTTTTTTCGTTTTTAGTTGGTGTTGGCATAATTATAGTTCTATGTTAAATATCCAGTTATAAACCCGTTCAGAGCATCCCCCACACCAAGTCTTTCTAACCTTGTTATTTGGGTTATATACGTTGTAAATATCAAAGGCCTCACGAACATTATCTGCCGTTCTGCCTTGTTCACGGATAATACGAATCCTTTGCTTATGGTCTTCTAATATTGCCATTTTTGTAAGAATTTACTTATTAACCTTGACATTACTTCTGAACTGACAGACACTAAACAACCCATTACAAAGGACTGATAATAAACCAATCCAATCCAAAACCCAGAGCATAGGCAGCAGTTTACCAACTTACTGGTGACCTTAAGCACCATGTTATTTGTCTTAGTTGTTTTGTGTACTTTCAGAACTTCTTTAATGAAATCTATTGAGGCTGCCCCATCAACAAACAACCATACACAACACAATAATCCTATGAAATTTATTACTTCCATTTTTGTTTCAATTTAACTTTAATATCATTTATCATTGAGAAGATATAAGACGGGCTTATTTCGCACTCATCCGCTATCATCCGTATTGACATGTCCTCCTCAAAATATAACTCGTACAAGTATCGTTCATGCAAAGGTAGCTTTTTTTTAAACAACTCTAATTCACTTAGAAACTCATCATTTCCCTCATGAATGTCAACCGCCTTTGCATCAACAAACACAATCTTGCGTTTCTTTAGGCTATCAAGCCACAAGTTGCGCATGCACACTCTATAATACTTAACGAAATCTTGTTCAGACTTTAAAACAACATCCTTTTGCTTTAGATGAATATAAGCATCATTCATCAGGTCGTGTCCTTTGTCTTGGCATCCAGTTATGTGAACGGCTATCCCGAGTAGCTGCTTATAATTTGTGGTGACAAGACTATCAAAATTCATAGTAGTAATTTGGGGCTTATGTCGTTGTTGTAATCAGTTACTTTTTTAACATTATCACTCCACCCATCATATTGCATTGCAAAGAATTTATTTGTGCAATATACTTTCTTATCATGCTGTAAGTTCATGTGCCTATCTATGTGTGACTTTCCATCGTGATTTAATATGTGTTCATAAAACTTCTTTGAGGCTATGTAAAAGTGCAATCCACAGAACTGACCTACCATGTGCCAGTCTTGGTTGTATTTACCAATCTTTGTGCCAGTGTAATAACCACCCAATATTAGGTCAAAATCTTTCGGAACGGATTGCAAACATTTGACAATATATTCATTAGTTTGTCTAATGTTTGGAAACATCACATCATCCTCCATCACACACACATAATCCAGGTTGAGGTTGTTGGCTATCTGAATAACCTTTCGGTGTGCAAGGCTTATACCCATCATTGGCTCATTATGCTCAATGCCATCAATAACCTCATAATCCCATCCCAACTCACGCATATTTGAATAAAATCTATCCAATCGTTCTGACCGTGATGGTAGGTTAATTACATATTTTTTAATACCACTTATCATTAAATACCTGGTGTAAGTTAGTTGTGTTGCCTCGGTAAATTGTCATCCATAGGCCGCAATTACCACTATGAGTGATGGCATGTTTACATTCAGATAACAGTAATAATGCTGCGTAAAACTTAGCGGCATACTCGGCACGTTGTTGCATTGGCAATTCAAAGAACATGGCACTGTCCATCTTTGAGAGCATTGGTGTTTCATCAAAGTAAATTGAATCAGGAAACACGGACAGAAACGCATCTAAAAACTCCTTCTCATCAGGCTGAACCAAGAACTTAACCTTTGGATTCTGTTCCTTTACAAGTTTGGCACGTTCAATGAACACATCATATCCGCTAACTTTCATCTCACGTGATTTGTCATTTCCACGGTAAAAAACCGCACAAAGTTCGTATTTGAATAGATGATACTTTTCACGCATCGTATTGCGGATTAGTTCCACTCCAATGGATGGTGTAAAATACTTCTCAATTATTGGTGATAGCTCCAAAAATGGTAACTTATTATAATCATCAAACTGTAAACTCATGCAGTCATAATTAAATGGAATTGGCACTCCAATAACTGGCGTTCTTTTTTCGGCATCTTCATTAAAAAAATACGGTATCAAGTTTTGACCCGCATAACCCTTGTAGTGCATAAATTGCTCTGTCGAATCCACCTCATCAGGCAGCTGGTTGTTACTATTGATGTATTCAATTATATCCATCAGTCGGATAGTACAGTTTGAAAAGAACCCAGCGTTATGAATAGTTTTGAGGATGTTTTTAGGTTCTGGCATATTGTCTGATTTGTTAACGGCTGAATTTATGACGGTGTAATTAATTGGATATCCCATATCTCTCTTTGTGTTGTTGTTGTGTTAGTGAATCTGCTCTATAATAGTACATGTCTCGGTAAATGAAATGCTCTTTTTTTAAGTATGGCAATATCCGAATTGCAAAGTCGTGGTCTTCACCAAACCGCATGTCTGAAACGCCAACCGAACAACAAATGTCTGTTCTTATTGGTGTTTTAAAGAATGGTGTCCGTACATGGGTAATCCCGTTGCGTGGCTTGTCATAAGTCTGCCATTGCTTGTATTGGTTTGATATGACAGAACGTTGTTGCACCCCATTAATCAGGCAGTTCTCAAAATAGCCAATACAATCAAAGTTTCCTGATTCGATAACCTCGTTTATCTTCACACAATAATCCAACGACACATCATCATCGTCATCAATCTGAACGGCAAACTTACCATTGGCATTGTTGTATAATTGTTGACGTTTAGCACCAATAGATATTTCTTTGTTGTCTTTGATGGTAATTATCTCAATTTTGCTTTCAAGTTTAGAATCTTCTATCTGCTTGGTTAGTTTGGCACATATGTAATTGAACTGCTTTTCACGGCCTACAACTGTCGGGATGAGTATTGATAGGTTCATTTGAAATTGATAGATTGGCGGTGTTTAAATAATTCCTCATCATGCTGCCAGTGGGCATCGTTTTTTACATATAGTGCATCTCGTTTAATATGCGAATTAATATCCCATCCAGGGTGGAAATGCTTTATAAGGCAAGTTTTATTATAAATTAGTTTACCTAATTGCTTGCCGACTTCAGTTGATTCGTTGTCGCAAAAGAAAGACTTGTATTCAGGATTGTAAATATAACCAAATCGCTGGAGGTACTTTCGACCCAATATCTCCTGAGTATTGATTCTTGACTGCCAGCCATCCGAGAACCAAAGTGATCCATCCAAGTCATTTGGCATGGCCTTACGGATAATATTGTCATAACCAGCCACAACCGGAATCTGGTCATCTGAGATATTTAGGAGAATATCCCAAGTATAATTGTAAACAAGGTCTAAATCTCGATTTACCGCGTCTATTTTGTTTTTTGATGTACCAATACCAATAACCTTATTACGCACGTTAAATTGGCTGCAAACGTCAATAGAGGCCTTATCATCCTGGTCGCAAGTAAACAACCACACCATCTTATCTAAATCCTCAGCGAACTCAATATACTTTGTGATTGTACTTTTTAAAACTTCTGGCCTATCACGTGATGTGACCTTCATTAAAATAACCTTGTCGGTGTGGTGCTTTATAAAATTAGTCATTGTTGTGTTTCTGATATTTTGTCATTTGCTGCCAGGAAATAACATTATGTTAAATAGGAATTTAAGGTTATAATCTTTGCAAATATACAAAAAATTCAGGTTATAAGTTGAAATGACCTGTAAATCACTTTGTAAAACACGTCTAAAAAATAAAACAGTGATTGTCAAATAGTTACAAATTGTTTGACAAGTTTTTGACAAAAAATTTACAGCGTAACTATTTGATACTTAGTATATTATATTGATTTGTAAATATATATATATATTTAAAGAAAAAGTAGAGAAAAAATAAAAATAAATTTCACGGAGTTTTTGAAATTTCTAAAAGTTTTTTACAAGGCTTTAAACGCTTGAGTATCATTGAGTTATCGTGTAAAAAAGTGTTTTACTGTAAATTTACAAAATGAGCATATTCACCCTTAAAAATGGGGTATTTTTAGTTAATTATTTGATTATTAAACACTTAAACCTAAATTTAGAAAATCTGAAAAACCTAAAAAAATGGCACAAAAAAGCCTCAAAAACGGTGTTTTGAGGCCTTAGAATAATGTTAAATAACGGAATATTGTTAAAATTTATATCATATAATTAGAGTAAACCTTCATTATATGCCATATAAAGTATTGCTGATATTGCAATTATGCCAATAATTAAGCTATACAACCATCCATCATCTTCCATATGTTTCGTTGTAGTATTTTTCTGCTGCTATTTTATGTAGTATGCCTTCCATTCCATCCATCCAAGCATCAATTATCTGTTTTTTCTCCATTTCTTTAGCTTTTTGTAGTTTAGCATGAATTTCAAAAGCTAATCCATGTCCAATTTTATGGGAAAGATTAGGCAAATTTTCTATTAGCCAATCTACCGCAGTTAATTCTTTATAATTGTTATCTGGGCAACAAGCCAAATAAGGCTCACCATTTTTATTTAACCCAAGTGGTTTATCATCTAATCTTCCACAACCTGTACATTTTTTCATATTCAATATATTTCTTGTTCAATAACAATAGAGTATCTATTTAATTCGCCATATCTTGCCCACCAAGTATCTCCTTCACTAAACGTAAATTCTTCTGCATCTTTTGTGAATTGGTGCTTATACCAATAACCGCCTATCATCTTTCTATACCATTTATATTTACCTAAGTAAACATCTAACCAAGTTTGTTTATTTTCCATAATCTCTTTGTATTTTTTCTTTGATTGCTTCGACTATAAATTTACCTACCTCGTCTTGGAAATTGTAGGCTTCATCTTGCGTTTTAAACTCGTTTTGCAATCTGCCCCAACCTCTTACGTCTGCAACTAATTGGCTTCCGCCTTGAGCATCTTCTTTGTTCCAAATATGAGTTCCATACTCATCATAATAAACATCCGATAACCATTTTTCTATTGTCATTTTTTATGCTGTTTTAATTTTTTATTATTCCAGTAAAACCTACTATAATTTCTATAAAATTCAATACCACAAACGGTATATGAAAAAAACTCTACCCACCTATATTTTGATACTATTATAAACTCTGCTAATCTTTTCATTTGTCACCTCTGTATGTTTCGTTGTAAAAATCATCAAAGTCTGCCCAAGCCCTAACAACATTACCGCTTCTTGCATCTAAATTATCAATAGAGCAATCCCATGTTTTGCCATGTTGCTCTTTCTCTATTTCTTTGGCTTGCTCAAGTAGTTTAATTTCTAATATAACAAATTGCTTTCCAATAATTTTACCAGTTATTAAATCGCTTGTTAATCTTCCTATTTCTTTTGAGTAATAATCTACTGCTGTTTGTTTCATAGTTTTTCCAATTCTTGTTTAACTTCTTGCCAAAATATGTAACCTCTATCTGCTCCCATATAACCTAAAACCTCATCAACTGCTATTAAAGCACATTTTTTAGCTGTATTATGTTCAATACTACCTTCATCTGTGAATGAAGGAATACAATAGAAATATGCTTCATATAATTCTTCAGCTTTTTCTTTTGGTGTCATACTTTATTTATTTGTAATTAGTTGATTATAATAATTGATTCTTAATCGGATTTTCAAACACAAACGGACATCCAGTTTTTGTACTTATGCCAGCCTCAAACGGGGTATAACGCTGCATTGACATTGGAGTGAACCCAAACTCATGCTTAAGGACTTTACTAATGTATGCACGACTAATCTTTGAATCATGCCCAAACCAACGTTCCTTGATGTCTACTGGTGTAGCATATAGCAACTCTTGTGGATTGTTACTAAAGAACTCAAGTATAAGCATCTCTAACTCCTTGTACAATGTACTGCGTGATTCATCCTTAATGGCTTGTAAGTGACTGTTAGCAATGCGGTCATCTGTTAATAGCATCCGTGATCCAGTGTCAAAGTTAATAGCGGGTAACTGCTCTAAATATCTGAGGAACTTGGGTATCTCGGCATAAAGTTGTTCCTCAATCATTACATTGCGCTTGCCTTTGATGGATGGGATTGGGCGCACCCAGAACCTAATCTCATCGTCATCTATGCGCATAAAGTCCAGCACCTTGTTACTAAATAGAATGAACTTGCCGTAAAACGGTATAGAGTACTCAGATACAAATTTCTGCGATACATCTATCATTTTGGCGGTTGAGAGTGACTTTAACTTCTCAATACCAGCTTGTTTCTCCACAAATGCCTCCTCAAACGTGATTATGTTCTTTGTGGCGTAATTATAGTTAAATTGCTTAGTTAGTGCCTCAGGGGATATTGATACATAATTGTTTCCGAATATCATCCCAAGCCAATTATTAAACGTGGTTTTACCCGTTGACCGTTCCTTACTGATTAAACATAAAATTGGCAGCATTTGCTTAGGGTGTTCATATAGACACTTAAGGTAAATAAGCCCAATGTCAACATCTGATTTGTCAGGCGTTCCGGTAGCAAAGATGTGGTTTATAAAGTCCCATGTAACGGGGATGTCTGCCTCTGTCACGGTCTCTGGATGAGGTATATGCGGAAACTTGCTATATTGATTATAACAGTTATCAATCACTGGCTTGTAGTCCTTGTTGTTAGGCTCAATGATGAACTCATCAAACTGAGGTATCGTGTTCACAAAGCCTTTGCCGCAGTCCTGGTTTATCTCCGACTTATCCCAAGCGATTAGCTCTGTTTGGTTGCTGCCATAGCGGTCTTGCTTGGTTATTACCTTGAAATAATCACATCTCACACGAATATATGGGTTAGCCTCACCCATTAGTTCCAAACGGATGTAATTTATGCCCTCGTTGTAATTGTTCTTAAATCGCATAGCACACAATAAGGTAAACTTGGATATAATTGAGTTTAACGGGTGCTTGTATGCGTTCTCTTTTAGTACCTTAATAATTCCGTTCTTGTGCTTATATGTGGTGTGGTTGAGGTCGTTTGGATTTGGCTCATGTGGGTGCATGAGTGCCAGCTCATCATCCGTGATATAGTTGTGAATGACCTTCACTCCCTTAGTTACGGTGTTCAATGGTGCATTTAGGTTGTACCAGTCTATTGGGTGCATTATTGGTGTTTAGTTTAGTTAGGTTTGCGAAGTTAATTAATAATTGGAATAGTGTCAAGCCATTCCTCACTAATTATCAGGTTAAAGGCTTATAGTGGGTTGTTATTTAGTATCACAAAATATGCCACATTCAAAACTTTTAAGTTTACCGCCCTTTGCATCGGCTGGCAATTCATCTAAAAATATTCTTTTGCTTTTATGTTTAATTAATCGGCAATTAATTTCACGGCTTTTAGCGCACATTCTTTCAAATACATCAGGAAACAACGTTCTTACTAAATTCCAATATGTAGGAGAGCTTGATTTAACGCATCCAATACAATTAGCATTTGGAAAGTTTAAACCGTAAATTTCAGGCAACTTAATTCCGTTTTTTAATAGAATCTTAAAACAATCTTCTTTTGTTAAAAGTTCATTTACCAATATTGGAATTAAATTATCCCGTTCCCTTGTTTTAAAATTCTTTGCTCGTTTCCACTCATCAACAGTAAACCCAAGAACATGAAAATCTATTTTATTGTTTAACTCAAACTCATAACGAGCTTCTTTTTTTAATTGCTTAGTGCATGGTGCGCCTTTATTGCCCGCCATATATTTGGACTTTTCCCAAACTTTAAAGGCGGATGTATGCCCTAATTTTGAGTTTTTGGCCTCAATTATAGGATGATTCAACCACACCTCAATATCTTTTAAAAATCGTTTATTATCAGGATGTTCTTCATCTACTGGGTTATTTACTATTAAAACATTATGTGTTTGTCCGTATTTCTCAAGTGTTAATTTAGCGGCGACAGCCGAAGCAGCACCGCAACTAAACCAAACGGCTATTGTTTGTTTTTCCATCCTTATTTACTTTTTATAGTTTAGTTAATTCTTAATAACATAGTTAGCCATAGATTTCTTATCCCTACCCCAATACGCATCCGACTTAATGCGCTGCCAATCTAAAATAGGCTTGTCAGATACTAACGGCAAACGTAAGTATGGACATTGACTTCTGTCTTGTATCTCAGACATTAACGGGCATAACTGCCATTTACGTATGAAATGTCGTGCAATAAACACATCTCCATGCCACACTTCCATAAACGATACAATGGGCTTGTACTTGTCATATTGGTGCTTGTGGTTGAAGTCCCGTAGCCAATAGTGCAATGATGCCATGTATTGGTTAGGCGTGTTGAATAGCTTTATAAAATTATCCTTAAATCCATAGTACTGCTCATTTAGGTAGATGTTAGGCAAATATGCGTTACTATTGAACTCATCTGTTAGCCTACTTCTATTGTCGTAAACTTTAACCGCACAACCATAGTTCCGTGTGAACACAATGCCAGTTGAGGCAAAGCAGTTGTTTAAGTCTGCTAAAGTGTCAAGTTGTATGGTCGTGCGGTTGCTCATTAGAATGGTAAATCGTTGCTTGTGAATGAGTTATCTATCGGTTTTGCTTGGGCTGTTGCTTGCGGTGCTTGGTATGTTACGCCTTGCGGGGATTCGCTACCCTTAGCAATACTCGTAATTCTCCACGCCTCTAACGTGTTAAAATACTTGATACCGTTTGGACCGGACCACTCACGACCCCGTAGGTTGAAGTGTACTTCTACTTCATCGCCAACATTGTGTTGGTCTAATAAATCGCACTTGTCTTGAGTGCATTGAAATGATAAGTGTTGCGGGTATGGTGTTGTGCCATCCGTTGTAAGAATAAACTCACGTTTTTTGAACTTGTCAGATACGGTAATCGTGTCAAACTTGTGTTTTAGTTGTCCTTGTACTTGCATGTTTATTTGTTTTTATTTATTAATTCCTTATATAACTCTAACTTTTGCTTATAAGCATCCAGCTCTAAAATTGTTATTTTTAGCTCAGATTCTAATACGGCAATCCGAGATTGTAGATTCAATATAAACCTATTATTTGATTCGTTTATGTCTTGCTGACTCATTGGTATTTGTTTTTTTGATTTGATACTCCATTAATTTACACTTAATAATTCCCTTAAGCGTGGTGACTTTAGACTTTGGACACCTAAACGTGACCATCTGTGTTGGCTCTTTGTATTTTATGTTCATGATTTACAAATGTATTACTATTATTTAATTATTGCAAGTTATTTAGCACTTTTCTTTTGGTAGGGTTTAAACAGACACGCTTTTAACAAACGGCTCATACTGCTCCATAAACTCCTCAAAGCTATGCACCACCCAGTACTGCCCGCCAGCCGCCCGTTCTGCCTCTGCGAACTTCTTTTGTGCTTCTGACATCTTATCCTTCATCTTAACTTCAATCATAACGCTGCGACCTTTAATGGTGGCGTTAATATCAGCATAACCCCGTGATGTTTGAGATGGCACAAACTTACCATCTTTAATAGTTCGGGTTTGTCCTATCACGTTGGTAACGGTGTAAGATGTGTCTATATAGCGACCCGCTGACGACACACGGTCTGCACGACCACCGTTTAATCGTATCCATGCTACTACACACTTAGTTAAGCCGTTGGCGGTTGTGTCTATGAACGCTGTCTTAGGCACGTAGTCTGGGCGCATTGCTGTCTTGCTGCACTTAGTCTGCCAGTCAAGGTCTATGAGGCGTTGTAGTGAGGGGGAACGTTTCATCTTAATCTAAATATTGATAATTGTTTTGGTATAAATCTTTTTTGTTCATATTTGTAATTATCATTTTTAATGTTTACACCGCACATTTCATGGCACGTTGAACATTTATCAAAATAAGTACTTTTTTTGAACTTACTTATTAAAGCATTTTTACCTAAAAACTTTGATTTTTCTACTTTTATTACGCCACTTTTAACAAGCGGGTTGTTTTTATTTACCCTTAAAACAGTATCTAAAACATCTTCATTTTCAAATAAAGTATTTTGAAGTCTGTATAATTTGTGTCCAGTTTCATTTTCAATATTAAAGTCAGCAGAAACAACCCTAAGAATAGATTTGCAATATGGCTTAATTCTGTTGTATTGTTTAATAGCGTTATTTAAAATATCTTCATTATCAAGTGCTGAAACCGATGTATTTATACAAATATTAATATACTTTAATTCCTCTAATTGTGTTTGGTCTAAATTTTTCCAATGTTTTGTAATTATAACAATTTGTTTATTACATTTAGAAATAACATCAATTATATTTAATGTGTGTTCCCAGTTTTCTGATGGGTCGCCACTTGTGCCAATTCTTACAAACGGTAATTTTATTTTGTTTATTTGGTTAATTATTTGCTGCTCATGTTTTTTGTTCAAAAAATACCTTAAAACCGTTTTACTAAAATCATAACCGTATAGTTTAGCGGATTTAGCAGCATAACAATCATTGTAACACCCCCCAACATTATTTGTCATTCCGCTATGGCAACCAATAGAAGTGTCTAATGAATAGACACCCCTACTGTTTTTTGTTAATGAAATTTTATTTGAATATTCCCTCATTATAATCTGCCAATGTTTACATGATTGTCTTTTATTTTGATCATATCACCTTTATAAAAAATCAATATTTTTTGTTCTCGTTTTGGGAACTTTCTATAATGAAGTGTTCTTTTAGCGTGTGCCAACCTTGTAAACTCACACTCTAAATAAACAATTTTATTATAAATGTGTAACCCTTGTTGTTTAAAAAATAATTCATGTTCAGCCTCACACCCATAATAAGCCCCGTTTTTATCCCTACTATCGCCAGTCATTACAACAAAAAAAGAATCGTCATTTAATTTATCAATGGCTTTTTTATAACCCTCAAATAACATATCTCTAAATTCTTCATATGTTGGTAATGAGTTTAATTCGCCAACTGGTGGCTTACCATCATAATCTAAATATTCTTCGACTTTGTAATATGGTGGGCAAGTAAAAACAAGGTCGGCTTTTTCTTCGGGTGAATATTTTGAACTATCGCTTTTTATCCATTTAGCAGTACCATTTAATCCAGTACAAATGGCGTTGTTTGCATCACATTGGTTTTGTCTAATCTCACTTGAAATATAATCATACCCATACCAAGCCGAAACAAACCCAAATTGAACACCACCACCAAAAGGATTGTAAACTTTTTTACCGTGTTTTGGCATAAAAAAGCGCAATATAACATCACAAGCAACTGGGTCTAATACCGACACATTTCCGTTAAATGATTTGCCTTTTTTGTTTACAACTTCATCGCCCTCTATTACTTGTGTTGCTAATACCACATTTGACATTCCATTATCACCCATCCAAGCACCCTCACGTGAAGCATATTTTGGATTTGAAACACCATTTTTTTCTCCGTATTCCTCAATCCTTTGATTCCACTCTTTTTTCATTTTAAGCCAATCGCCTTTTGTTGAGTTCCACACGTTTGTCATTGTGGCGTGCGCTAATCGCTTTAATCTTACTTGGTCAAGTGTGCCATAAACCATATAAGAATAACCGCTTAAATTCAAATATTCCTGAAAGCCAATAGCAGCAAATACTTTTGGGTTTTCTAAATCGTGCTTTTGGCTAACAGTCATAACCATTGGATAACCAAACGTGTTTTGTTTTACTATTTCGTTTGCCATCATGCTATAAATAGCCTTATCTTTTTTGTTTAAATCCATTGCGGATTGAAGTAAACAAAATTCTTTAGCATCATGGTTTACTTGGAAAGTAAAAAAGCCGCTAAATTCATCATTTATCTTTAATACAATGGCAGAATGTATCTGCATATTTTTTCTTGCGGCTCGGTACGCTACCTTGTCCTCGATTGCCAGTTTAGCTATTTGTGTTTCATAGCCTGAGCCTAAAACTTGCTCTAAGTGTACAAATTCAATTTTGTCTTTAAATAGTTGTTCTTGTTTCATGGTTTTTTTATTTTTCTAATTGTTTTAATAAGTTCTTTATTTGTGTTTCTACTCTCTCATCCACAATATGGTAGTAAATATTCCCCACAGACTTACCATCTTTGATAATGTAGCACCAGTTGGTGTCTTTCCATTCAAGTCGCACTTGTGGCACTCTGCGTTTGCGACGAAGGTATCTTTGATAGAACTCTAACATAACACCTCCCTTGTTAGCGTGTTCATGCGTTCAATGGTTGCTGATAATTGATGTTCACTAAGATTGCCATACATAGCAATATATTCAAGTGCTTTTATTTGTGTTAATCTGTCAATCATTTCTTTTTTCATTAATGTATTATAAGCCTCCAACACTGCATCTGGATGGTAAGGGTTGTATGCTACCAATTTACGAGTGATACATCCACATGAATACGGTATTTTGTAAATATTGCGGCTGCCAGCACCATATTGTACAATCTTAATATTACCACACTCACACAAACACTCAACCATTCGCCTTAATCCCCACTTATCACGTTGTCGCGGCAGCTCCCTGATGACTGTTAATATGCCAACTTTATAACCAGTTGGGATTGGTTCTGCTAAAGCACTCATTGGTTTAATATGTCCTCCAAACACTCTGATTCTAAATCTGCCCAGTCAAAGTTGGACTTGGTTAATAACTGACTGATGTCAGTGCCTTTGTAAGTGACTGCAATGATATTAAATGATGGCCTTTCAGGTGGGTTAATATCACTACCTGGATAACCTTTGATGAACTCGCCATGTACCTCAATTTCGAGTTCTAATGGTATTGTTTTGGTTAGTTTCATATATTATGTCGTTTTTTAAATTCGTATTCTTTAAGTTCCTTATATGCCTTAATAGACTTTGTGCGTAGTTGTTGATATATCTCGTCATTTTTGAACATGTCATCTTTCACCTCCACCGCCTTATATTCAACATACGTGAATAATTGGCGGTGTTTAGTGAACTCGTCTGCGCTGAGTATGAGTGTTATTAGTTCCATTCTGATGCCTTAAGTTTAGATGCTGCAATTACACTCTCCAATGTACGTACAGATTGGCTTAAGGCTCTGTATAAGGCCGTTAGTTCATCTTTAGACTTACATTCTGATATGGCTGCAATGGCCTCTGATTCGGTCATAAATGCCTCGGGTAGTGGCACTTCACCGCTATTGCACCAAGCCAACAACTCACGCCCAGTGTCCTCAGTAATTACAAATTCGGGTTTACCCATGTACAAACCAGTTCTATCTTTAGAGGCTGTTGCCATGTGATTTAGTTCAATGGTAAAATTAAGTGTTAATTCGTATTCAAAACCTTCTCGAGTAATTTCTTTTAATCCTGACTTTTGCACATAAGTCTTTCCATTACTATCTTTAGTCATTTCATAGTCTTGCTTACGTCTAACACAAGTAATTACATGGCATTTAGATTGTAAAATAGCATCAATAAAGGCTTGATGACGTGGTGTCAATTTAGCCCAATTAGTAAAACTATTACCTGTCATTGAATCTGCTATATTTAATATGCCACCCTTACCATCCCACTCATGGGTAACGCTATCAATGATAATTACTTCCATTCCAGCATCTTCACACGTCTTGATGGCTTGTATATATCGTTCTGGTGAGTATGGTGGTTCTAAATCAATCACATTAAATTCACCCATGTGAGAATATAGTGATGCTGATTTGTTTTCGGTGTCAATGACGGCTATCTTAGTCCAGTCATTAGTCATACCGTGCGCTAATCTCAAAGCAGAGAAGGTCTTACCTCCACCGCTTACCGCTGATAGTCCAAGTCTTAGCTTAACTTGACTGCGTGTTGCTCGTTTTAATTGCATGTTGTTTGGTTTTTATTTGGTTAATATAAATAGCTCATAAGTTTCTCATAAACAAAGTTCTTGTCTTCGTTTAGCTCTTCGATTTGCTCTTCGGTTAGCGCAACACCATTGTGAGAGGCACTAACTATATAAGCATCGCAATAATCAGGATGATCTGCATGGTCTATGCCACCAAACTCAATATTGCTTATTTCTGTATAATCTATATTCATAATACTTGTTTAAAAACTATACCATTCATTTCTTTAGCCACTTCATTAGCGTGTTGTTCGTTGTCGCAATCATACACCATTAGTCCTTTGATTACAACGCAGCGTGGTTTTTGCTCTTGTTCTGCCATAAATAGGTCTAAATTATGCTCATTATTACCCATGTAACTGCCGTCTTCATAGTATGTTAGCATTGTGCCATTTACTATTAATACTATTTTACAGTCGGCTTGTGCCTTTTCAAAGTAGGTTATACATTCTGCTTTCCGACCATCTCTGGTCTGTACTGGTTTGCCGCTTAGGGCATCTTGTAGGTTAAATGGTTTCATGGTTTGTTATTTTTTGGTTTGTTTATATACATCGTATGCTGCCTCTGCCACTACGAGCAGAAATGCTGCTATTATTATTATTGTTGTTGTCATGTAGTTTTAACGTTTGCAGATTCTTTTTAGGTCTTTTAGGTCTTTTATTTTTAAATTGTCGGCATTTTTTGTGGCATCAATTATTGTCATGTCGGTAATTATGTTTGTCCAAGTTTTACCAGTTTTTGGGCTTTCATAAATCACTTTATAATGGCCATGTCCAATAAAGTTAAAAGTAAAGTCTGTTAATTTAATGTTTGTTGTTGTCATATTGTTTAATTGTTTGGTTAGACAAATGTAATACATTTATCCACAAATTGTACACGCCAATATGTTAAAATATGTTAAATTTTTAAGATTATGCCCAAAATAGGCTATTCATAATGTTCAGATTGCTGAATAGGTGGCAGATTATTGATATAATCCACTAATTTAGCATACACAGAGTCAGGTGTGCCCTCAGCATAGACCACATCACCGGACTTTAAAACTACCTCTGTATAGTATTTTTTGCGGACTTTGCCATTAGGAATGAAACACTTTGGAATCAGATGCACAATAGTGTCCTCTGCTAAGTTTAGAACTGCCGTTCCCTTCTCAAAGTCATCAAATATACCCTCATTGGCTAATTGTATGCGTTTTACATCGTCAATCTCGCCTTGTTCGGTCAAACCTACGTTAATTGGGTACAAACAATCAATTTTAAACCAATTTAGTGTTTCCATATTAGTAAACCTTGCCTTTGATAATTACGTGGTTGTGTAGCATATATTCGCCAGTCTTA